ATGGCAGAAAAGAAAAAGCTGGTCAGCGAGATCACGTCTATGGACGTGGACTTCGCGCAGTGGTACACAGATATTGTTAAAAAGGCTGAAATGGCCGATTATTCGTCCGTAAAGGGCTGTATCATCATGCGCCCGTACGCACAGGCGCTGTGGGAGAACATCCAGCACACGCTGGACGGCATGTTCAAGGAGACCGGTCACGAGAATGTAGCAATGCCGATCTTCATTCCGGAAAGCCTGCTGCAGAAGGAAGCCGACCACGTTGAGGGCTTCGCGCCGGAGTGTGCATGGGTAACGCACGGCGGCAACGACAAGCTGGAGGAGCGTCTGTGCGTTCGTCCGACTTCGGAGACGCTGTTCTGCGAGCATTACGCAAAGATCGTTCGATCCTGGCGCGACCTGCCGAAGCTGTACAACCAGTGGTGCTCGGTTGTCCGTTGGGAAAAGACCACCCGTCCGTTCCTGCGCAGCCGTGAGTTCTGGTGGCAGGAGGGTCATACCGTTCATGCTACCGCCGAGGAGGCTATGGAAGAGACTCTGCGTATGCTGAACATCTACGCGAAGTTCTTCGAGGAATGGCTGGCCATTCCGGTCGTTAAGGGCGAAAAGACCGAGAAGGAGCGCTTTGCCGGTGCAGAGAACACCTACACCATCGAGGCCATGATGCACGACTGCAAGGCTCTGCAGTCCGGTACCTCGCACTACTTCGGTGACGGCTTTGCACGCGCATTCGGCATGCAGTACACCGATAAGAACAACACCCTGCAGTATATGTATCAGACCTCCTGGGGCGTTTCCACCCGTATCATCGGCGCAATCATCATGACGCACGGTGATAACGAGGGCTTGGTTCTGCCGCCGCGTATCGCTCCGACCCAGCTGGTTGTTATTCCGGTTGCGGCTCACAAGGAGGGCGTTAAGGAGAAGGCAACCGAGCTGTACGAGCAGGTCAAGGCAGCGGGCATCCGTGCCAAGATCGACCTGAGCGACAATACCCCGGGCTGGAAGTTCGCCGAGTACGAGATGAAGGGCATTCCGCTTCGTCTGGAGGTTGGTCCGCGCGATATCGCTGAGGGTCAGTGCGTACTGGTTCGCCGCGACACCCGCGAAAAGACCGTTGTTAAGTTCGAGGATCTCGAAAAGACCATTCCGGCACTGTTGGAGGATATCCAGAAGTCGCTGTATGAGAAGGCGCTCGCAAACCGCGAGGCGCATACCTATACCGCAAAGTCTCTTGACGAGATGAAGTCCATCCTTGCTGAGCACACCGGCTTTATCAAGTCCATGTGGTGCGGCGACCTCGCCTGCGAGGAGAAGGTCAAGGAAGAGACCGGTATGCCGAGCCGCTGCATGCCGTTCGAGCAGGAGCACATCGCAGATACCTGTCCGGTCTGCGGCAAGCCTGCAAACAAGATGGTTGTCTGGGGCATCGCGTACTAAGCGAAGTCTCAGAACCAAAAAACTGCACAAGCAAAAAGTCCCTCATCAGTCGATGAGGGACTTTTTTGCGCCAATAGAGAAACTTTTTCAGCAGATCGAACGGTTTGTGCGGCAGTGATCAGATACCGGTTGCAAAGCTGTCGATCAGGAAGCCGCCGTCTGTATTCTTAACGGGAATGAAGAATGAAGCAGTGGCATCCTTCAGGTCATAGATCGAATTTGCCGACGGCTTCATTTTTAACGGACAGTCGAAAACCATCGGCTTGCCGTCATACAGAACGGCGAATTTACAGCCGGCTGGGAGCAAATACTCCCAGCCGGCTGCGTGTAAACGGGTAGATAGATTATCTGCAGGAATTATTGCCGCTGCAGGAATTGTTATTGCCGCAGCCGCAGCCGCTGCGATTGTCATTTACGCCGGCACTGCCGGTGAACAGACAGCCTGCCTTGTCGCTCTGCGGCGGGAAAAAGGCGTCGATGGGGAAGTCGAAGCTCGAGAAGATCTCGCACGGGTCCTGCTCACCGCCGACACCGCTGTTCGAGCAGTCGCGCCGCGGCAGACATACGTCGTAAGCGGGCATGAGCAGCTGGATGTCGCGCTCGAGCCGGATGATCGAGAACTGACCGAGGGTTACGAACAGCTGATAGCCATCGTTGCTGAGCACGAGATCGTCACCGCCGAAGCACGAGCAGATTGAACGGGGTACTTCATGCAGCGCGCAGCAGCAATAACTTAAATGTTAGAGGTTTGAGGTATAGCAATTTTGGGGTGGATTGTCAGATGGAGGTCGCTTTTGGCTTTGCCGTAGACACGGACGGTTTTATGGTAGTCTATCCGGCGGATTACCTGCTTTAAGAGAAGATTTTGTTCTTTTGGATCTTCCAGTGTGGGGTATACGTCCAGCACATGACGGATGAGTGGCGCGGAGTTCTTCTGCGCTTCAATGTCTGTCTGTTTATTATGGAGTTTGCGCTCGATCTCGTGCTTTGTGTTTAGCAGTGCGGTCTGATCCTGGCTGATTGCGGATTGACGCTGCAGGAACGTTTCTTTACTGTAAACACCATCTTCGAGCAGTTCATAGGTACGCTGCAGACGGTGGTTTATATCGGTAAGCTGCTTCTCGATGTTCTGCAGTGCGATTTCTTCGCTTTTCGTGTCCAGAAGGGCAGGAGAGCTGAGTTCGATCTTGTGAAGGAATTCGCGGAGAGACTGCAGGACAAGGCTTTCCACATCTTCAAACAGACTGGAGACGGTAGAGCAGGATGGATTTTCACAGCCAAACCGGACTTTATCTTCACGGCGGTATGGATGGCGAGACATCAGTTTACCGCATTGGTCGCAGTAGACCAGTCCGGCCAGCGGATTCATCTGCTGGTATTTGCGCGGTACACGCGGCGTAACGGTGTCTTTCATGCGCTGTTGGACGCTGTACCAGACGTCCCGCGGGATGATCGCTTCGTGTATTCCTTCGTACAGCTCACAGTTTTTATTGACCGGTCGCTTGGTTATCAATTTGCCTTTTTGCACGATTTTTGTGTTGACCTTCATGGCACTGGGGATAAAACCGGCATAGTGCGGGTTCTGCAGGATGGCACGGGTAGTCGCGGGCACCCATTTTTTATCGAGCGGTGTGCGGATCTTCATAGCGTTCAGTTCGTTTGCGATTTCGGAAAAGCCTTTGCCGGAAAGATACATATCGTAGATGGTGCGGATCACACCGGCCTGCGGCTCAACCGGTCGAAGGGACCAGCCGCGGCCGTCCAGTTTGTAGCGTTCATAGCCGTAAGGCGGACGTCCGGGAACGTAGTGGCCTTCCTTCTTGGAGGCTCTCGTTCCGGCCAGCTGACGGCGGCGGATCATGCGGTACTCCTGCCGCGACATGAACAGGCCGAACTCCATCCATTCCTCGTCCGCTTCCTGCGTGGGGTCGTAGGTTTTGGACGGCGTGACGATGAGCGTGCCCGAAAACTTAAACGCTTGGGCGACGATACCCTGATCTATGGTATCGCCGCGCGCAAGACGCGAGGTTTCGGTTACGAGGACGCCCTTCCAGCGGCCATCCTCCACCTCGGAGAGAAGCTGCTGCATGACGGGACGGTTCGCAATGCGCTCACCGGAGACGATCTCACGGTAAATTGCGCCGATCGGCAGGGCACGGGACTTGGCAAGCTCCATGAGAATATGCTCGTGCCGGGCGAGGGTATCGCCCTCGCCGTGCGCCTCGGCTTCGAGGTCGGCACGGGATTTGCGGAGATAGATGGCATACTCGGTGGACATTTGATCACTTCCATTTATTATTCCAGTCATTCAGGTCATGGGTGACATGGATAATCACCCAGACTACAAGCAAGGCGATACAGAGCAAGCCGGTGAGGGTTTCCTTGACAAATGGACTCATGCAATCAGCTCCTTACTGGTGTTTGCGCAGGATTTCATTTATTTCATCCTCTGTTATCATTTTTGAGGGTCTGTTTTTGATGATTTGACCGATATCGCGTAAAACGTAGTAACGCTTTGTAAGCGATTCGTTTGCTTTTTGGTAATTGGAAGAAGCTATACACATCAAAACAAAGAACAGGATACACAAGCAGGCGAGAATGCCGATAATGCAGGGATAGTATTTCGTCCAGCCGCTTTCTGTTGTTTTGCTTGTGGAAACGGCAGGCGCTTCTTCTTCATCTCGGGTATCCGCTCCGCCGAGCTCACTTTTGTCGATGATATCGCTGTTCGGAGCGGAACGGTCGGCGAAAAATCCATCTCGATAGCCTTGATAATACCCATCGTCATAATCACTGCTATGATCTTCGGCGCTGTCGGTGTCGTTAAAATCTGACCATACAGTAGCTTCGTTTAATCCGAAGTAGGCACCTTGTTGGAATTGCAGACTTTGTTCCTGCAAACCAAACATATATACAATTTCGTCCAGAGTGAAATAGTCGAACCTTGGTTTGTTCTCTGGATCATTGTAAGAACCGGCTTGCATGAAATAGCTGTTATCGGTTTCACCATCAGCGTGCGGAACCGCCTGATCCTGATATGGTGTGTACATTCTACCGTCTGCATCATAATAATATTGGCGAGGTATAATGTGACCTGCTTGTGGACAGCTGCCGGAATTTGAAAAATTTTGCGAGGATTTGTATGAATCGGGAACCCATTCCCAACTGGGATCACGCCAATCTACATCGTCTACTTGGTCGGAAGTTGTATCTTGCGAAATAGTGTCTGTTGCCGATGAACCACTTGTACCGGAATTCCTACCGGTTTGGTCATCATAATCATATGGACAGATTCCGTTTGTATGCTGATGGGCCGGATATCCGTGGTGGTAGTGATATTCGCCAGTATCATTATCCCAGTGGCCGCCGTCTGCATCTGTTTGCCCCGGATGGGCCGAGGCAACAGACGTGAGCATTAAGAGACAACCAGCGGCGCAAATTATCCGTTTGGTAAGATATTTCATATATTTGCCCTTTATTCATGCCTGCTTTTCCAGATCGGAAAGGTCAGGCATTTTTTTATGCGTTTGTTTTGCCATATACATGGTCTGACGGATATATTCCTGTCCCTGCTCGTTCAGGGAGCGGTAGTCGTCGATGAGCTGTTGTTCGTCGGCGGAATATTGCTCGACCGGTTGCTGCGGTTGGCTGAACTCTGTTTCCATGATTTCCTGCAAGCCGCGCTGCATGAGAGATATGACAGCTTGTGTTTGGTTTTTGATACGATGGTTGTACCGATAATCTTCGATTTCCTGCATTAGAGCAGGGTCTACGGTGATTGTAAACCGTGGTTTATCTGTTGGCATTGTATGTCACCTCCGTTGGTCTTATCATACAGCAGTGGTGAACCGGTGTCAAGTTTTTTCAAAATTCCTATTGACAGTTCCGAGGTGGTGAACTATAATAGCATCATAAATCACAGGTTCACCACTTGAAAGGAGAGGTACAAATGACTGAGATGCCGAGAAAGACAATCAGCCTTCCGCCGGAACTGGAAAATGCAGTTTACGAATTGCGGAAGAGTGAAAAATATTGCAAATGCTCGTTCTCTGAGATTTTGCGTGTGATGATTCGCAGAGGTCTGGACGCCGAGCAGGCGGAAGGGAAGGGGTGAGGGACGTTAGATGGCTTTTTACGAAAAGATTTCCGACTACATTGAACAGAATGGCATTAAGCAGACTTTTATCGCTGACAAGTGCGGTTGGACTAAACAGAAGCTCTACAACTTATTACACGGTAGAAACCGTATATCGGTGGAGGACTATGAGGCAATCTGCGAAGCACTGAGCGTGCCTTTCGATTTCTTCTGTACGAAAAAAACAAAGACCACCAGCGGAAGCTGATGGCCTTTGCGAAACGGTTATCTTGCTGCTGCGATGAGTGCATCTGAAATAGACTTTGCGAGTTCGTTCAGCGCACTGGTGTTAGCGGCACAGATTTCCTCGACAAGCTGCTTGCTCTGCTCGTCTGCGGCCGACTTTTCAAGAATTGCGGAACAGTTTCGAGAAAATTCATCACCGATACAGCCGAGCTCAGCCTGCAGCCTGTCATAGATTTTGTAATCCATGCGCGATCTCCTTTCATAGAATTTCGCCATATTCTTTAGGGCTCCACCTCTTGAGACGTGCAAGGATACAATTCTATTGTTACATATTCCTTAACCGTAGTCAATAAAAACATTACTGAAAGGAATGAGAAGATGGACACCGAGAAAAACAAAGAAGCCCCGCGGGACGGGACTTCTTACAGCTTGGCGCCGTATTCCGGCGGGTGGTCTACACCGGAACGAATCCGGAAGCAGGTTCGCAAGGTTATGCAAGCCGAGAGACGCGAACAGCTGCTTTCAAAGCCGCTTGTCCGCGAATGGGACGCGGCGTTGTTGTTCCACATTGAAAATCTTCTGCTAAGAGGATTTTATACACTGGGTATTGATGAAATGCTGCGGGAACAGATCGCGGAAGCCTGCGACAGAATGCTCGCGCACGTCTATCAGACGGGTGTGGTAACGCTCAGCGAGAATGAGGCGGCTATGATTCTTGATTTGCATACGCGTCCTGCGTGGCCTTTATACAAGCATTGCATGCAGCACAATCCGCACATTGCTCACAGCCGTTGCACACATACCGCAGAGAGCCATCGGGAAAAGGCAACAGATATGTGTACACCGTCTGAGCGCAATGATACAGAGGGCAATCCACCTGTTTTGAACGAAAATCCATGAAAACACCTCCTTTTGCTTTTCAGTATAGCGCGGGAGGGACGGAAATACAAGGAGCACACCATGAAGTATGAAGTTTGGGTTTTGGAGAAGCGCCTGGTCGGTGAGAACCGATGGCGGCAGTTTTTCTGCGACGGCAGGCAGGAGGCGCTGGACGTTGCAGAGGGATTTATTGATATTGCGGAAAAGATCGAGGTGAAACCTGCATGAAACCTTACAATGAATATCTCGCCATGACGGCAGAGCAGATCATGGCTGACCCGGAAGCGCCGGAGAGCCTGCGGATCGCTGCCCGCATTGAGCTTGAGAAAGCACAAAAGTTCGATTTAGAGGCAGAAGCGGCGCGGACGGCAACAGACAAGCCGGTGTAAGCATAGGCTTTAGAAAGGGGTGGTTACGGTGGCAATCGTGGCTGAATATCATTATCCGAACGGTACGGTTTGCATAGACGACGACTGCTACCGTGACGTTCCGCCGGAGGAAATGCAGCGGCGCATTGAGCGCCTGCAGAAAACGGCGTGGGAATTACTGATGAATCAGGAACGGAGGAAGAAAGATGAAGGCAAGTAAGTTTATGATGAGCCTGTCGGCGGCGGTGTTCGGCGGCGTGATGTACATGCAGATCGCGGGTGCCTGCAGCCGAATGCAGGCGGCGGTGCTCGGAACGGCGATGCTGGTTTGCATGGCAATCTGCTATGCCGATCTGCAGCGTGAAAAGCGCCGGAAGGCCGTGCAGGAGGATAAGGCCCGCAGAGCGGCTCGCGTCTCCATGGACAAAGCGGCGCACATTGCATACCGCGCCGACCTGATGAGGCAGATTCGCTGATGGCTGACTGGAAGAAAAACCGGCAGAAGTTCCAGATGCCGCATGACCGGGTGGAACGCTGTATGCGGTATGTGAAGGCCGTCGAAAAAGCAAAGCGGAAGGCTGAGAAAGCCAAAAGGGTCGCAGCGCGACCGGAGCCTGCGCAAGGAACGGCCGAGTTCGAGGCGCTACTGCTCGAACGGTGGCAGGCTCGGCAGGAGGCTAAAAAACAGGAGGGCGGCCATGCAGAGATTTAGCGGATTGGAGATCAAACCGTATTCTCAGCTGACCGAGCTGCCGCGGGTGCGGATCGACAGGGTGCGCGTTGAGGTTCAGCGCACCCTGTTCGGCGAGGTGGAGTATCACCTTGTCGGCACCTACGGTGACGAGGGAAGGGCGTACCCGATCTGTCAGCCGTTTGCCGAGCTGCCGGACGTATGGGAAAAAAAGAAAGAAATTGAAAGCGCCATTTTCAAGGCGCGCCAGGAGGAACAATATGCGAAAAAAAGAAAAGACGCGGGTTATCTGGAGACACCCGCAGGGCCGGTTTGAGCTGCGGGAAACCGAGCATTACAGTCTGTTCGACCACTGCACATACTACACGCGCGAATGCGTATTTACGCCGCAGGACGATGCGCGCGGGCTGTGCAGCGAGGTGCCGACAGCCATTTATGTGCCGGAGGAAATCAAGCAGGAGGGTCGGTGGCAGCCGCGCGTGACGGACGAGGAAAAACAGCAGCTTGTGAAAATGTATCAAGCAGGCATGCCTATTCGCGCTATTTCAAGGGAGACCGGACGTGCTTGCGATACGATCTCAAACGTACTGGAGGAGCTGGGCTGCCGGAAGAAGAAGCTGCATAAGTCGGTTCACTGGACGTATGAGGAATTTCAGAAGGCGGTAGCTATGCGCAAGCGCGGCTATCTGTACAAGGAGATCGGCGCGGCGCTCGGCAAGAGCGATCATGCCGTGCAAAATAAGTTTGCGAGGGAGGGGTACTAAATGAGCCTGCAGAAAATCCGTGAGGCGGTGCAGGCCGCCGAGGGCAACGCCCGCCAGATGGGCGAAGTTGTACTGATGATCGCCCAGGCGGACGTGCACGCCGCCGAGGTGATCGCGGCTGACCTCGATAATCCGGAGATGAGCTTCGACAAGTGCTTCAGCGCGCTTTATGAGTATGCGAAAAAGCACCAGAAGAACTACTCGTGGTGTTGTGTGTGCAATCGCTTTGACCCGGAGAATCCGGTTATTCAGGTTGTTGCGGACTTCTATAAGGTGCCGTTGGATGGCGTTCAGCCTGCGGCAGAGCCGATGGAGACGGAACCCCAAGCGCTTACGGCTGAACCGGAAGAACTGGATCTTATGAATCTGCTGTAAGGAGGCGGGAATCGTGTTTGAGGTCAACGACATTCCGCCGATCGACGGCTGGGAGCTGCAGCAGCTGATCGCCGAGAATGTGCAGCACGAGGAATTTCTTTTTTTCCGGTTTTACGCCGGGGATGAGCAGGATTACTTTGGGCCGGACAGCTACACCAAGCGGTATGAATGCTTCTGCACGGCCTGCCGGGAGCGGTTTACCGAGCCGCATTCCGCCGGACCGGCCAGCAAATGGAGGATATGCCCGCGCTGCGGCAGGTATATCCATGCTTCGCGCTGGCCGGCAAACGACAGGCGCAAGGCACTGGCGGGCTGCTCGTTCGCGTTCCACTTTTTTCAGCGCGGACAGCGCGGTGAGGTCTGGATGACCAGCTTGCAGGTGCGGATGAATCCGGATTTTCTCGATTGCAAGTACGCGGCAAATGAGTACGCCCGGTATGTGTTCTTCGAGGGCGGCGCGCGCAAGTGGATCTGGAAACAGTCGTTATGCTTCGGTGACGGCTGGAAGCTGCTGACAAACTGCAATTTCGTGGGCTGGACGACCTTCGCCGGAAACCGCCGGGCGAACGTCTGGGCGCTGCCGAGTGAGCAGGAGCTGCGCGGAACGTGTCTGCAATACAGTCAGCTTGAGCATGCCTACGCGGCTTTGCAGGATCTGCCGAATTATCTGGCGCTGTACTGCAAGTATCCGGCGGCGGAATACCTGTGGAAGATGGGACTCGGACACTGGCTGCGGGAGCGCGAGCACGGTTGGGGACATCGGTTTAGGATGCTCGTTAATCTGCGGGCGAAAACGCCGGACAAGCTGTTCCGCGGGCTGGACAAGGCCGACATCCGGCTGTTCCGGCGGGAAAACCTTGGGCTGGCGGCGGCGTTTGAGTATCGCACCTTGAAATCTGCCGGTGCGGCTCGGCCGGACAAGGCCAGCGCGGCATTTGCAAGTGCGCTAGCGTTTTCGGTTGATTGGTCCGACATCGTGCAGGAATGCGAAATCGAAATCCGGCAGTGGCGCAAGTACATCGAGCGGCAGTCCCGGCGCGCGGAAAGAGCGCTCAGCACGATGCTGATAGAGCACCGCGACTATCTGGATCAGCTCCGGCGGCTGGGCATATACGGCGACCGGCTGCCGGACGATCTGCATGAGGCGCACGCGCGCCTGAGCGAACGCGAACGGCGGCTGGCGAACCGCGGGAAAAACGAGAAATTCCGCACCCGGCGGCGGCTGCTCGGCTGGATGTGCTGGCGGTACAAGGGGATGCTCATCCGGCCGGTGGACAGCGCCGAGGAGATCGTGCGCGAGGGCGAGGAGATGCGGGATTTTATCAAAAACGCCGTCAGCAACGGGCTGACGGCGGCGGAACTCCTTACCTGCATGACGGCGGCGGTGGTCGCCTTTGGCTTTGGCGCGTATGAGTGCGACTATCGCAAGTTCTTTGTCGCGGAGGCGCGGAAGGTCTGGAGGATGAAGAGTAAAGCCAGCCCGTGAGGGCTGGCTTTGGGGTTACTTGACGGGATGGATTGTCGTGACATCCGGATCGGATTTACTCCCGACTAAGATCGGGTGTGTCCATTTTAGGACGAGCCGCCGTTTGTCAGGCTCGGACTTCGGTCCGCACCAGTAGTGGTGCCAGTGCCCGCGCCGGGTATGTACGCGGACATGGCCTCCTGCTTGCCGTGTATGTGCGGCGGCTTGGTGTTTCGATTCAGTCCGCGCTCGCCGGAGTGCGGAGCCGATTACAAGCCCTGTTGGATAGGACTGAATCTCGCGGAACTTATCACGGATTGGCGCGCCCGCTGTGCGCGGCCGGTAGCTGGGCTCCGGCGCAGCGCTTATATCTGCGTTTTGTGAGCAGATATACAGGTACAAATTCAGACCGCGCATGATACTCTTGCGGTCAAAATTGAGCCGTGCATCCTTATCGTGCTTGGCTGCATTTGCTCGGCGGATGGTCCGACGGATGCAGTCGCCGATGGTTTTGCCCGACAGCTTGAGCATCTGCGTCACCGAATCCCGCGCGGTGAATACCCATGTCAGGCACAAAATCGCCTCTCTGGTATCGACGTCGCGCGTGATATACGGAAAAAATCCGATAAAATCCTCGCTTATCATGCCCGGCGAGGAGATGAACGGCAGCTTGTAGGGCGGGTGCAGCAGCGCCTCGACCGGAAGCTCGTCCGCATCGCTCCATGCATCGGCCTGCTCGATCAGCTCGGCCGCGAGGGCGCTGTCGTAGGCATACACGATCTTGTGTGTCCGCCAGATCGCCAGCGCGTGCAGCTCGTAGGCTGCATTTACTTTTGCAAATGCAGGTACATTCGGTGCGGACCGCTTTTGGACGATGCTCAGCGCGGCGGCCAATTCGGCATCATCGGCCAATTCCGGCTCGACTTGGGGGACACGTTTCGCCAGCTCGGCGAAATCCTCCCACAGGTTCGGGATCAGGTTCGTCCATTCGCGGACAAGAGGCAGAGGTGTTTGATTTTCCGCAATCATTAAGGCTCCTCCTTTGTTTTTCGGCCGTGGGATATGAGGATAGGGTCAAACAGCTCTTTTTCCTTTTTTTCGCGGGCGGCGACTGCCTCCGCGATGCTTGCGTAGCGGCCGAGGTGGTAGGTGCGGCCCTCAAAGGTGATGCTGGCCGCCCACAATTTGTAGTATGGCTTTGACATATCAGACGTATTTCTGCCAGACGTTATCTTCGTGCAGCGCTTGGATCTTCTCGATCGCTTCATCAGAATACCAGCGATTACGGAAGTAAATCTCAGTACCGGCACGGCGTCCATACCATGCGTCTACGCAAAGTTCGGCGATCTTTGCTTCGTTTCCGTAGTCCTCCGGCGGCAGGAGTTTTGACGGAATGCGGAACGGCTCCTGCGGGCCGTGTGTCCATACGTTGTAACGTTCGATCTGCAGGCGGCCGCCGCCGATATTATAGATGATATAGCCTTCTTCGTTGCCGACGTCCAGCTTTCCTTCAAAGCTGCGGTAAAGCTCTGTTTTCATTTTTCAGTCCTCCTTGAGTGCATTTGTGAGCAGCGTCTCGACATAGGCGCTGAGGCTGATATTCTGTGCGGCCGCGATACGGCGGGCCTGCTCGATGAGCGAGCAGGGAAGCGAAAGATTGATAGCTGCGCGGCTGTCATCCTCGGATACGGTGCCGAAAAGCTCCTCGTATTTGTTGGCGGAAACGTTGCTTTCAGCCCACTGCCGCGCGTCCTCGTAGGACAGCGGAACAATGCCATCGTCCAGCGGACCGCGGAATACGTCGCGGAACAGGAAGAATTCGCCGTTACGCTTTTGGTACAGGGTCAAGGCGTAGAAATCGTATTCTTCGATGCTGCCGATATCGACAGGATCGGAGCAGCGTTTTGCGGTGGATGTGTCGTAAACGCGGTTGTTGATGATCTTTTTCATGGTGTTACTCCTTTCGGCTGGCGTGGCTGATATTGTTAGCGATAAGATTGCAAATACGCTCGAACTCGTGTTTTGGGTCAGCTGTTATTGCTGCGGTAAGCTGATCCGGCCGGCAGTCCGGGTTGAGGCCGAGCGCCTCGTAAGGCAAGGCTGCAGTGAAATATGAGGTTTCCAATGACGGAACATTGGTCAATCGGCCTGCGCGGTCGATATGCACGATAAATTCAAGGTGATCGTCGTGAGTTTGCGGATAGCGGTTTAACAGGTATTCATGGATTTCTGCTGCAGTGTGCTGCGGCTCGGGTTCTTCGGCCGGCGCCTCTGCGGGCTGCGGCTTGGACTCAACAGATGCTTTGATCTCCTCAAGCAGTTCCGGCTCATCCTTAACGGTAGAGGTGCAAAGAAGGTTTGCGCTCATGCCGCGGTGCTCGATCCACCACTTTGCCTCGGTTTTGTGTGCTGCGATAACATCAAATGCGGCTTTCCATGTCTTGTCGAGATCGGTTGAATGCTCGATCTGGTGAACAAAATCAGCGCGGATGCTGATTGCCCAGCTGATCTGCTTTGGGGAACCGGTCAGCTCCGGCATGTAAGCGGTAGCTGCTGCGGCTGCTGCAGTTTCGCGCTTGTGGCGGCACTCGTCACACTCGGTGATATTGGCGACGGCCCACTGCTCGAAATTGCGGGCGATCTCGGTATTGCGCTTATTGGCACGGATAACAAATTCCTTGCCACAGGTTGCACATTTGCAGGTTGCGTTAGCGATTGCCATATTGATAACCCCTTTCAGGTTTTTTGTTGATCTCTTTAACTGTCTTTATTATAGCATAGAGTTTGCGCAAAGTCAATAGATATATAGAGTTTGCGCAAAGTCAAGTGACGAAAAACATATAATATTTTTGTGCAATATGTTGCGGCGCAGATGCAGGAGTCGGCCGCAAGAGGTGATTTATGATTTATCAAAAACAGGAGTGCAATGGTGCGCTCTATCAGATGTGCCTTTATTCCATGGGCACGATGCCGGGCATGTCGCCCAGGCAGAGGGCGGGCAGACGGCGGACAACCGAGAAGGCCAAGCAGGAGATCAACCGGCGACAGCGCAAGTGGCGGCTGATGCAACTGATCAACGCGAATTTTGTGAGCGGTCGGGATCTGTTTGTTTGCTTGACGTATGCGCCGGAGGCGTCCAGAGCGCGGGCTTTGGAGAAATTCCATGCGAAGATGAAAAAGGCGTATGCCAAGATTGGCCTCACCTACAAATACATAGCGGTAACGGAAGAACATGACATGGACGGTGAGCCGGTGCGGCTGCATCACCACCTGATCCTCAGCGGCGCGCACGGCGTGCAGCTGGCCGAGGTGGTGCGTGATTGCTGGGCTTCCGGTCTGGCCGATGTGCGGACGCTGCGCGAGGGCGCGGACTTTTTCGAGGACACCGCCATCTATCTGCTCAAGGAGGATTGTCACAAGGGCAAAGGTGCGCGACGATACTCCACAAGCCGCAATCTCACGCCGCCCGCCGAGCCGGTGCGGCTCAGACTGGGCGAGGAGGAGGAGGCCGAAGTGCCGCCCGGCGTGAAAATCATCGAGCATGTACAGAATGCGAACGAGTTCGGCCGCTATGAGGTTATGGTCGGCCGCATTTACAACCAGGCGGCGTTTAGCGCGTGGTGGGCGGCACAGCGGCGCAAGGCTGCTCCCGATCCGTGGGAACGGCTGCGCAGGAGACGGCAAAGAAAAGTTTAAGATATCGGCGGCCGGGTCCGCCTGACAGCCTTGTAGGGGGTCTAACAATTCCCCTGCGGTTTATCGGAGAGGTTCGGACAAATGAATACAGAGTGTAATCACATTACTGTTTGTACTCTCTCAAAGGACGGAGCGCGCGGAAGCGCGTAACAGTGACGAGCGCAAGGCGGGAGGCCGATGCGGCAGGAGGTGTATCTGGTGACAAAAGACAGATTGCGGCAGATTGAAAGTCTGGTCTGTGAACTGGAAGAAGAAAGAGAACGGTTTGCACGGGAGGCGCGGCACCACAAGCGGATCGAGGAGACTTACGGCGTTGGCTGTCTGTTTGGTCGGGATGCACTGGACGCGGCACGGGATCGGCTGCAGGCCATTGAGGCCGAGTGCCAGGATGAGCGCGACACGGTGCGGCAGTGGATCGACAACGTTTCAGACTCCATGACCCGGCGCGCCCTGCGGCTACGGTATCTGGACGGCAAAAGCTGGAGCGAGTGCGCCCGGCGGATGGGGTATGCAGATGAGAGCGGTCCGAGGAAGTTGGTCGAACGATATATGCGGATGGACTGACGATGTGTCACCCGTCCGCTTTGCTGTGCCCTGCGGTGTAAAAATAGAACATGCCCAAATGGGCAGGTGTGCAGGAGCACCGAAAAACGTAAAAATAACATGGTTTTCCGCTTTGTTTTACAGTTGTAAAGCAAAGTCAAGAATACAACTTTACAAAACATCAACAAGGAGTGGATAACATGGCAAACGGAGCAAAATTAGCGTATGTGCGCGTATCGACTGAGGAACAGAACGAGGCGCGGCAGGTGGAAGCCTTGAAGCAGTATGACATTGACAAGTGGTTTATCGAGAAGGTGAGCGGCAAGGATATGAACCGCCCGAAGCTGCGGGAAATGCTGGACTATGCCCGAGAGGGCGATACAATCTACATCCACGACTTTTCCCGTATCAGCCGAAGCGTTGCTGACCTGATGACGTTGACCAAGGATTTACAGGAACGCGGCATCCATCTGAAAAGCAACAAGGAGGGCTTTGACACCATGACCCCTATGGGGCGTGCGATGATCGGCTTTATTGCAATCATCAATCAGTTTGAGCGGGAAAACATGCTGGAACGTCAGCGGGAGGGAATCGAGATTGCAAAGCGCGAGGGCAAGTACAAGGGCAGGAAAAAGACGGAGATTGCAGATATTGCTGGTGCATATCACAACTGGGTAACACGGCACAAGAGCAAGGCAACGATCGCACGGGAAAACGGGATCAGCAGGCCGACACTGGATCGGCTGCTGAAGGAGTACGAGCGGGAATTCATTGCAAAACAGAATGACTGAAAACACAAGCGCTTGGGCGGGCTGTGAGGCTCGTCTGGGCGCTTTTTTGCTGTCAGAACAAAGTTGTCCGTTTTGTCCGAAATTCCCGATTATACTTAAATCCAGAAAACAAGACACGCGCGGGAGGTGATTGGATGCAGCAGCGCGGGAGCAAGTACGATCAAAAAATTAAAGACGAGGCGCTTGCGCTCGTGGCGAGCGGCGTTTCGATCACAAACGCTGCGTGCCGGATGCGCATTCCCAAATCGACGCTTGCCGACTGGGTGCACACCCAGAACGAGAGTGACGAGGACGGTGTGGCTGCACGGCGGGAGATACGCCGCAAGCAGATTGCCCGGTGCGAGAAGATCGGGGACAAGGTTCTGCGCGCGCTCGACCGCAAGGCCCAGGCCGCCGCAAAGGACACCCGGACCATCAATGACGGACTGGCAGTGCTTGAAAAAGCGGCCAAGGACGGCGTGATTGCGCTGAGCGAGGCCGAGGTGGCAAGTCTAAGAAACGTTGTAAGCGATTACACCGGCGTCGGCCTGCGCGAGCTGGCCGGAACCATGAAGGATGTTGCGGCAAGACAGGAAACGCTGGAGCAGCACCTCGGCGAGAAGGACGGCACCGGTGTGCAGATCACGTTTGTGGATGGTGCGGAGGAACTGGCAGAATGAACAGCTTTGTGATTCCAAAACCCTATCCGAAACAGGTTGAGTTTATGAAAAGCCGGTCTCATTACACGGCTTATGGCGGCTCACGAGGTGGCGGCAAGAGCTTTGTCGCACGACTCAAGGCCAATATGCTGTGTTTGAGGTATGACGGCATTCAGATTCTGTTTATGCGCCGGACGTACCCGGAGTTGCGGGAAAACCACATTATTCCGGCTATGCGGGAGCTTAAAGGCATTGCGGAGTACAAGAGCGCGGACAAGGCGTTTGAGTTTCCAAACGGCTCACGGCTCAAGTTTGGTTACTGCCGGAACGACAGCGACTTACTCCAGTACCAAGGACAGGCTTATGACGTTATTTTTCTGGAGGAGTGCACGCTTTTTCCTGAGAACGTTTTTACAACAATGACCGAGAGCAACCGCTCATCCGGTCAGATGCGGGAGTTCTTCCCGCCGAGAATGTACCTGACTTGCAACCCCGGCGGCGTTGGGCATGCCTGGTTTAAGCGGTTGTTTATCGATCGAGATTATGTCAAGCAGGAACGAGCAGAGGACTACAAGTTCATTCAGGCCACGGTCTATGACAATCCGTGGCTTGTCAAAAACTCACCTAACTATGTGCAGTCGCTCGAAAATCTGCCCGAGGACCGCAAGCGGGCGATGCTGTACGGCGATTGGGACGTATTCGAGGGACAGTATTTCCCCGAGTTCCGGCGCGAGACGCACGTCTGCGAGGCGTTCCCAATTCCGGAGCACTGGACGCGGTACAAGGCGCTCGACTACGGCTTTGATATGCTGGCCGTCGGCTGGTTTGCCGTGGATGAGAACGGCACTGCGTATCTGTACAAGGAATTCTGCGAGGGCAAGGATTTGGGAGAAGGACACGATGGACTTATATTATCTGACGCGGCTAACGCCATCCTGGAGCGCTCGGACGAGTTGGAACGCGATGCGATCACCTTTGCACCGCCTGACCTCTGGAACCGGCGGCAGGACACCGGACGCAGCGCGGCAGACCGCTTTGCAGAATGCGGTGTGTATCTGGAAAAGGCGAAAAACGACCGCGTGCTCGGATGGCTCGATCTGAAAGAATATCTGAAAGTACGACGGGACACGGGCAAGCCGAGTTTGATGATCTGCTCCAACTGCACGCAGACCATCAAGAGCCTGCCGATGCTGCTGCACGATGAGAAGCACCCGGATGATGTGGCAAACGATCCGCACGAGTACACCCACCCGGCTGACATGCTGCGGTACTTTGTGGCCGGCCGTCCGATCGCGGCAAGCGAACCCAGAGAGTACAACGAACTGACTACTGAGGAGGAAATGGGAAATGTATTTAGCTATTAGCGCCGTTGCGGCGATGTGTGCTTTTCTGGCTGCTGTGCAGACCCGAAACGCCAAGCGCTTGGGCGAGGATTTGCGGCAAAAAACTGTGGAAGCGGAATCCTTTCAGCTGACTGCGCGGACGATGGAGGAACGCCTGCACACTGAGGAGGCGGCGCGCACGCAGCTTGCGGACCGCATTACCAAGGTGGAGACCGCCCTGCGGGAGAGTGAGGACACGGCCTGCCGGTTGCGGCAGGAGCTGCAGACCGGACGCAAAGCTGCGAAGGAGCTGCAGGAAGAACTCGATTCCACCAAGGATGCACACGACGCGGCAATCAGCGCGATGTGGAGCGCCCGCAACGAGGTAGACGGCCTCAAGCAGGAGCGCCGCAAGCTGAACGAGGCGCTCATCACCGAGCGGGAGACCGCAGAGCACTGGAAAGAGGAATTCCTCAAGGAACAGGCTTACAGGCTGAGTGCCGAGGGCCGCATTATGCGTGAGTTCAACAATTTGCTCCGCTATGACGGCACCGCCCACGGGCAGGAGGATTTGAGCGATGAATGAGCAGAAAATCACGCTCACGGCTGACAGGATACAGGCCGAATACGAAAAAGGTGTGCAGTACAACACCGGTATCGGGCTGTACGAGAACGTCAAGCAGTGCGAGAACTTCGTCGAGGGCAAGCAGTGGGAAGGACTGAAAAGCAAGAACCTGCGGCCGATCACGATGAACGTTCTCGACCCTATCGTACATTACAAGGTGGCGCAGATCGTCTCGAACGATGTGGATCAGGAGGTTGAGCCGTTCCTTCCGGATGAGCAGGCCGAGTATGCGGCGAAAATCCTTGAGCAGAGCATTGATCGTGTGGTTGAGCGAACAAAACTGAAAAGTAAGCACCACATGGTCCTGCGTGACGCCTGCGTAGATGGTGACGCGGCGCTGTATTTTTACTTTGACGCCTGCAAGCAGTCCGGTTTGGGCGGTGTGCAGGGAGAAATCTGCGCCGAACAGGTGATGAACACGAATATTCTGTTCGGAAATCCATCTAATGCGAACGTGCAGGAGCAGCCGTACCTTATTATTGTGCGCCGCAGACCGGTCTCTGAAATCCGCAAGGACGCGAAGCGGCTCGGCTGTGCCGAGCGGGAGAGTATAGAGGGCGAGTCCGACGGACTGTACAAGGGCGATGATGAGCAGAACAATAGCGACAGTCTCGGCAATGAGCTTGTGCGGTTTTGGAAATCCGAAGACGGCCGCGTGCACTACTGCCGCTCCTGCGGGCGCGTGATGATCGAGCAGGATGTGGCGACGGAAATGACACTCTATCCCGTCGCGTACATGAGCTGGAAGCCGCGGAAGAACTGCTATCACGGCGTGATGGAGATCAAACCGCTCATCAACACGCAGATTGAGATCAATAAGCAGTGGACGGCGCTTGCGCTCATGCTGCGGAACAACGCCATGCCCAAACTGGTTTACAACCGCAATAAGTTCCCCAAGGGATGGGACCCGGACGCGACGTCTATCGGCGTGACAGGCGATGTGAAGGACGCTTTGACCGGCGTTGCGGGCTCGATGCCCATTCCCACAGAGGCAACCGGCATTACGTCCAGCATGACGGACGCACTGAAAAATGTTGCCGGTGCGAATGATGCCGCGCTCGGCAACGTCAAGAATCCGGAGAACAGCAGTGCAATCGTTGCGGTGCAGACCGCGAACGCCGCGCCGCTCGCGCTGACCAAGATCGCATATTATCAGTTTGTTGAGGACTATGAACGGGTCCTCATCGACATGATGCATGCCTATTACGGCATGCGTCAGGTCAAGATCACTGACGAGATGACAGACGAGACCGGCGAGACGCAGGAGCAGACGCTTGTGGAGATGTATGACTTCTCAAGCCTGCCGGTGGAGGCGCTGGATCTCAATATTCACATTGGTGAGGCAAGCTACTGGTCGAGGATTCTGCAGGTATCTACGCTTAACAATCTGCAGACGGCAGGCGTTATGCCGAATATGGTTGAGTTCCTCAGCCGCATGCCGGAAGGCTCGGTTAAGGATCAGGAAGGACTGGTCGAGGCTGCAAAGAGAGTGCAGCAGCAGGCCAGCATGCAGCAGGCATTACAGCAGGGAGGTTTAATGAATGGATAACAACAATGAGAGCAAGGCGGAGCGCTTTGTAAGGTTGGCAGAGCCGCGCGTTTCGCGTGCGTGCAAGGCTATCAGTCTGATCGGCAATTTTGCGACCGGTGACTATGAGTACACCGACAAGCAGGTTCAAAGCATGTTTGCGGCGATGCAGGAGGAACTGGACGCGCAGAAGGCGAAGTTCACCAAGAAGGGAACGGACAGACCGTTCCGGTTTTGAGGGAGGTACGGCATGAAAAAGTTATTTATTTCTCAGCCGATGAAGGACAAGACCAACGATGAGATTGAACGCGAACGTGAGCGTGCTATCCGCGAAGCGACTGAATATATCGGTGAGCCTGTCGAAATCATCGACTCCTTTTTTAAGGATGCACCGCACGACGCAAAGCCACTTTGGTTCCTGGCTGAGTCTATCCGGCTTATGGCAGATGCGGATCTCGTTTATTTCGCCAAGGGTTGGAAGGACGCACGCGGCTGCATGATTGAGCGCGAATGTGCTGTGCAGTACGGCGTTCCGATTCTCGAACCTGATTATTGATTTTTCTGTTCCGGCGTTCGGACGGGCGGGAGCTGACCTCACCCGCCCCATTGATTCCCCTTATTTCTTTCTGATGGCGGGCACCCTCGTTCGGGTCGAGGGCGTCCGTCCGAGCGCCGGAACACGATATTTTCCTGCACTGCGGCGGGCGTGGGATTCTCGCCATATTATCCCGCGTCCGGGTTACGCATTCCCCGTGCGTGCAAGGATACAAGCGGGTGCAGTACCAGCGGAATGGTGCTGCGTCCGCCGGAGTGCAGGAACACACGATAAACACACGGCAATGAGACGAAAGCCTTTTGCATATAGGAGGATTGTCTAAATGAATTGGAAGACCAGCAATCACATGGACGGTTTTAACGGCGACGATTTCCTTGCGGCGCTTGAAGGCAATGACGATCTGGAAAACCAGCAGACCGCCGCCGAGGGCGCAGAGGAGACCGTGCAGGACGGCGCGGAAAACCAGCGCGCCGAAGAGCAGCAGGAAGAACCGGAGAATCAGCCGCCGGAGGGCGGCGAAGTACCGCCGGAGACGGTGGAACAGCCGGTGCAGACCGTGCCGCTCGTCTACAACGGACAGCAGATCCTGCTGCCGGCAGACGCAGTGCAGGCGCTGACCGGTGCGCTCGGCGCGAACCCGGTCGAACTGCTCCAGAAGGGCATGAATTATGACCGCAAGGCTGAGCGGGAAATGCGTGTACTGGATCAGTACGCTGAGGCCGCTGGCATGAACCGGCAGCAGTATCTGGAACAGCTGGAGGGCGCACGCAATGAGCAGCTGCTCTCGGCTGAAATCGAGAAGTGCCGCGCGGAGTTTCCGGAAACGCCGGATGCGGCGCTCAAGGCGATAGCCGAGGGCCGCATGGCTTCCCAGCGTGCAGCCGCGGCACAGGCCGCCGAACAGCAGCGGGCGGAGCTTTCCGCCATGCAGCAGCGCATTGATCAGACTGTTGAACAGGCACGAGAAGAAGCCGATGCACGCGCGTGGGAAGAATATGTTTCACTCTCTGGCGTGAAAAGTTTCGAGGAAGTGCCAAAACGCGTGCTTGAATTGGTGCAGCAGGAAGCTATGACGCCCGTTGCCGCGCACTGGCGCTATCAGGCTGAGCAGAATGCACAGGCTGTACAGATCGAAAAGAAGAACAACCAGAACAAAATGACAAGCCCGGGAAGTGTGCAGGGCAATGAGGGCGACACGAGCGACCCGTTCCTGCGCGGCTTACTGGGACTGTAAAAGGAGTGATTTTACAATATGCCTATTTATCTTACTGAACAGTATTCAAAAGCTGTAGAAAAGCTGTATACCCATACCTCGTTCCTGCGCCCGCACTGCAAGGCGCACGTTGACATGATCGGCAAGAAAACCTGCAAGGTTTACCAGATCCTCACCAGCGAGCTGAACGACTACAAGCGAGAGGGCAAGGACCGCTACGGCGTGCCGAACGATGTACAGGACATCGTAAACGAGTACACCATCACCCAGGACAAGGCGTTTACCGCCATTGTAGACAAGGGCGACGGCTCTCAGCAGGCTATCAGCAACAAGGCCGGCCAGTACCTGCGCCAGCAGATCTCCGAGAAGTGCGTGCCGACCGGCGACAAGTACGGCTTCAGCCGCATTGCACGATTCGGCCATATTCAGGGCGTTTCTGCTGCACCGACCAAGAGCGACATTATCTCCACCGTCTATGATGCTGCCGCCTATATGGACGATCACTATGTACCGGATGATGGCCGTATCCTTTTTGTCCGATTGAGTGACTACAAGAAGATCATCCTCTCGGACGAGTGGGTCAAGCTGGACAATCTGGCGGGCAAGCAGCTGCCCACAGGCGTCGTCGGTCAGGTTGCGGGCTTTACTGTTGTAAAGGTTCCCGACCGACTGTTCCCGACCGACGTTTATATGCTTGCGATTCACGAGCAGGCGCTTGCGTTCCCGTATACCATTGACGATACCAAAATCCACACCGATCCCCCCGGCGTTTCCGGTTCTCTGGTTGAGGGCCGTCAGATTTACGATCTGTTTGTGCTTTCCAGCCGTGCGGATTCGGTTGTCGTTGTGGCCAAGGCCGCAAGCCAGCAGGCGTGCACCGTAGCGATCGCTTCGCACAGTGCGACCGTTACGGCGGCAGATGCGGACGAAATCTGGTACACGCTGGACGGCTCGGACCCGCGCTTCTCCGCAAACCGCATGCTGGTCGCATCCGGCGGCACGGTTGCCACCAAGGCGGGCGAGACTATCAAGGTCGTTGCGTTCGGCAAGGGCGGCAAGCTGACTTCGGATGTAGCGGAGGCTACGGATAAGTAAAGACCCAGGAGGGCGGGCGGCTGCCCGCCCTCTGTTTGTTAGGAGGTGAGAGCGTGGCGACGACTATTAAACGCATTTACACGCTGGCACTGGCGAAAATTATTGAAGCACCCGGCACGGATGTCGATTATGACAGCTATTCGCCGCCGCTGCTGGACAGCCTGCTTGTGGAGGCGCTTCCGTATGAGAATGCCATCCGCGCACAGCGCGGTGACGAGGAGCTGACAAGCGCGCCGGAGATCACGACGATAGACAGCACGGCGCTCGACTGGGACGACCGGATCACGCGCGTTGCGCTGCCGTGGGGACTGGCTGCGGCACTGCTGTTCGACGATGAGAACCGTAAGGCGGAAAGCGTGATGTTCCGGAATGAGTTTGTTTCGGCGCTCGAGGACGCTGCGCCCGCTGTGCCGGATTACGGGGAGGAGTAAGCTATGCCGCGTAAGGTTACGGTGCCGGATTTCACGGAATCCGAGGAAGGCACCAAGCATTATAAGCGCTTTAAGGGTTTGGACTACTCCACGGATGAGACCCAGATCGACGATGGACGCTCGCCGCGTGCGGTGAACGTGATCGCAGACGAGGGAGGTTTCCCCGAGCGGCGCTATGGATGGCGCACGCTGCTACGGTTTACCGATGCGGACGGCAAGGCTGTTCCTGTCGCCGGTATTTTTCCCTATGAGAACGACAATGACGAGGAAAATCTGACGCTCATCGTCCATGCGGGCAGCAAGCTGTATGCCGTAAAGCTCGATGCAGACTACAAGGAAGTAAAGGACAGCCGCAAGGAGCTGCTGGACAAGCTGAACAGTGGCGGCCGCAGCCAGGGCTTTTACATGCACGGCAAGCTGTTCATCCTGACCGGCGAGCACTACGTTGTTTATGACGGCAAAACCGCCGTACACGCGACAGACGATAACGCCTACTGTCCCCTGACTAGCTATCAGCGCAAGGCGGCAGGCGGCGGCGAGACCTACGAAAACGTTAATATGCTGTGCAAGTGGCGTAAGAACCGCTTTATCGGAGACGGCTCGAGCACGACCTATCAGCTGGACGTGACCGGCATTGACAAGGACTGCACGCCGACGGCGGCCTATCTAAACGGCAGTGCAATTACTGTGAAAAGCTACGATGCGGAGAAGGGCACGGTGACGTTTGAGACAGCACCGAGCGCGCCGGAGAACGCCGGTATCTCCAATTTTGAAGTGAAGTTTGCCAAGACCACCGAGGACCGGAAGAAGGTGCTCGGCTGCACCATCTTTGCGATTTACGGCATGGATGGCAGCAGCAACCGCGTTTTTATTTCCGGCAACAAGGAGCACGCGGCTATGGAATGGTTTTCCGGCCTGTCCGACCCGACATATTTCCCCGACATTAACTATTCTGTCGTGGGTTCGAGCGATTTCCCCATTATGTGCTATCTCAAGGCACAGGGTGAATTACTGCTCATCAAGAAGGACAACCGGCAGGAGGGCACGATCTGGCACCACTCGGGCGCAATGCTGAACGATGTGGCAACCTTTCCGCTGAAAGAGGGCGTGCCGGGTTACGGTGCGATTGCAAAGTATTCCTCGGCAAACCTGAATGATGATCCTCTGTATCTCAGTCCGCGCGGCGTATATGCGCCGACTACGACGTATTACAACAACATGCAGGTGCGGCAGTTATTCTGCCGGTCGAGGCGTGTCAACCCCAAGCTGTGCAAGGAGCGCAGACTTGCGGACGCTGTAGCCGCCTGCTGGCGCGGCTGGTATGTGCTTGTGATAGACGGCTGTGCGTATGTGGCAGACGGCAATCAGGACAAAAGCGACAACGGCTATGAATGGTACTTCTGGACGAACGTGCCCGCAAAGGTGCTCTGTTCACACGAACAGGCGCTGTATTTCGGCACCGAGGACGGCAGAGTTTGCCGGTTTAATGACGATCTGGTAGACGAGAACAATGACATTATGATGAACGCGTTCTCGGATGACGGCGCGGCCATCCACACCGAGTGGGCTACCAAGCTCGATACGATGAACACGCCGATGATACTGAAAACCATGCCCAAGCGCGGCAGCGGCGTACACCTCAAGGCGTACACGCGCAGTGCGGTTGAAATTTGGGTAAGACTCGAAACCGACCACGGAACGCTCATGAAGCGCGTGACAGCGGATCGGCTGAATTTTCATTATATCAGCTTTGAACGGTTTCCGTTCGGAACGGTGGTCAACTCTATTATCCCGTTTCTTTTCAAACGAAAGGGCTGGAAGGCGATTCAGGTCATTCTGCAGTCCGACACGGTGGACGAGGGCTTCGGCGTACACGAAGTGGTCATCCGTTACTTTATTGCAAAGTACGCAAAGAGACAGTGAGGTGAGGACATGACGTTTGATGAAAGCAAAATTTCAGCCGAAAAAGCGGCAGAGACCGGCGTGCAGAGCCAGCCGGACGCGCTGACCGGCTCGGCCGAGGAAAACAAGAAGGTTTTCGATCTGCTGCCGCTGCTTATTATCGAGAGGCTTAACAAGCTGATCGAGAGCCTGCAGGCCGCAAACAGCGCCGGACAGATCGGCGCCGATGCATTTACCAACGTGACCGGCGGCACGGTGCAGGAGCAGCTGCAGAGTATCCAGAAGAACCTTGAGGACTACCGCAGAGAGGTAAAGGAGAACGGCGCGAAAAACGTCGGCATGACGCCGTTTGACGGCGTGAACGCAAACACCGTGCAGGCGGCGCTCGAGCAGCTGCAGGCTAACCTTGTGCGGTATATCAATGCTGTAAAATCCGCCGAGGGCGCGGGCAGGGTCGGCATTACGCCGTTCAAGGGCGTGACGAGCGGGACGGTACAGGCCGCGCTCGAGGAAATCCGCAGACAGATCGACGATGTAACGGCGGGCGTTATCCCGGACTACGGCGTGACCACCATCAAGCTGGCGCTGCAGGCCGTGACGGCGGACAGGCTGGCGCAGGATGTGCTTGATATGATCGAGGCCGCAGAGCCGGCACGCAGCACCAATGAGCTGGACGATTACACAATGGAGACCGGCCGCTTTATCAATGCCGGTGCGGGCTGGAACACGTTCAAGTTCCGCCATCCGTTCGAGGGCGTGCCGGTCCTGACGGTGACGCCGAAGGAATTTGACGGCTTTTGCGAAATTAAGAGCGTGACTGCGGAAGGATTCCTCTATTGCCTGCGTCAGCCGAGTTTGCAGGGCGGCAGTGCGACGAAGGGCACGGTGACAACGGCTACCGGCTATATCGGCTCAGATACGGGCACTTCGCCCAGTCACAGCAAGGTCACCTATGTTTCTGGCGTGACGCTGCCGGTAATCACGCTGCCGACATACGGCACAGTTACAACGGACAAGAAGATCGAAATGGATTATATCGCTATTGAGTTTGGAGGTGACGAGTAATGATCAAGAAGATTCAGCAGGATTTTAGTTATTACTCGCATGAGTTTAAGGATAACTACCGAAAAGGCGTACACCGCCTGCGCACTATCCTTGCCAGCAGGGCACAGGCACAGGCGTTTGTGAGCAATGCAGGCGGCGTTGCTGTCGTGCTCGGCTACGAGCCGGAAACACCGGACAAGAACGCACAGGAGCTGTATGCGCTGCTTGCGGCCTCGCCGTATATCGAAAATGCGGTACAGACGTTTCTGGGCAGTATTTACGAGGCGGGAGCGGAAAGCCAGGACGCGATGTATGCGGACAGCGCTCGCTGTCTGGAAATCCTGCACGATCCGGTTATGGCCCGTGCCGCAGGTGCCGGCACGGTAAGCGCCGGGAAATGGATCGCAACTCTGGCAGGACAGAGCTGTGCTGCCTACACGGACATTGCGGCTGTTGCCGCAAGCGAAACCGCGATGACTGCCGTGGCTGCAAGTGAGACTGCAATGGCGGCTGTAGTCAGCAACGCGACGGCGCTCAATGTGGTTGCAACCTCTCAGGCTGCGATGAACGCGGTAGCTGCAAGCGAAACTGCTATGACGGCGGTCATTGCAAACACCGCAGCGTTCAATACGGTGGTGACTTCTCATGTAGCGATGAACGCGGTAGCTTCGTCCTATGTGGCTGTGGCCGCAGTCTACGAGAGCGCGGTTGCGGTTGAAACTGTCAAGGCAAATGAAACAGCCTGGGCTACCCTTACGGGAGCGTCCAGCGCAGTTATGGGCAAGGCCGCGGCGAAGCTGGCCGGTTTGAATCCGGCGGACTATGCCGACATGACGGCGATTGCGTCGTCGTCGGCTGCCATGTCCGCAGTAGCGGCATCTCAGACCGCTATGGCGGCGATTGCATCGTCCCAGACCGCTATGGCGGCGATTGCATCGTCCCAGACCGCTATGGCGGCTGTGGCTGCGTCCTATGTTGCCGTGGCTGCTGTCTACGGGAGCGCGGTTGCAGTTGATGCCGTCAAGGCCAATGAAACAGCCTGGGCGACCCTCACGGGAGCGACCAGCGCAGTCATGGGCAAGGCCGTGGCAGTCCTTTCTGGCCTCAACCCGGACAGCTATGCCGACATGACGGCCGTAGCGTCGTCCTCGACCGCTATGACGGCAATCATCGGGAACAGCACTGCGCTTAACGCAGTTGTTTCGTCCTCGACCGCTATGGCGGCTATCGAGAAGTCGCAGGTAGCGAAGGACGCAATCGCAGCATCCGACATGGCAACTGCAAAGTATGCTGTCGGCGCTGCCGGTCTGAAGCCGGCAGACTATGCCAACATGGCAGCGGTAGCTGCATCCCAGACCGCTATGGCGGCGATTGCA